GAACTAGCCACACTACTATCGGAACTGGACACGGGCGACTTTGATATGGACATCACGGGCTTCGACTTTGAGTCACTGGAGGAGCTTATGACGGCGGCACCTCCAGAAGGCGAAGCCGATGCCGAACCGCAGATCGACAAGGCGGCGGAACTCAACAAGGTCTGGAAGGTCAAGACCGGCGACCTCTGGCGCATTGGCGAGCATCGGCTGTTGTGCGGGGATAGCACGAAGCGTGAGGATGTGGCGAAGGTGCTCGCGGGAGACGTGCCGATGCTGATGGTGACCGACCCTCCTTATGGGGTTGATTACCAAGGCGGCACAGCGAACGAAACGAAACGCGAGAAGCTACAGGGTGACGAGTCCACAGACTTATTCATGCCTTCGCTGGCACTGGCTGCTGATGTGATGCCCGTTGGCGTATGGTATGTCTGGCACGCCGACCGGCGTGCCGCGCCTGTCTATGCCGCTATTGATTCTGCTGGTTACGATGTGCGAGCGTTGCTGATTTGGAATAAGTTGAAGGCGCACTACGGCGCACCGTCGGCGCACTATTGCCAGAAGCATGAGCCTTGTCTTTACGCAGTTCGAGGGAACGCCGACTTCACCGGAGCATCGAACGAATGCACGGTATGGGATATTGAGCAGCCGTCACGCAACGAGCACCACCCGACGCAGAAGCCGCTGGAGTGCATGGCCCGCGCTGTTGGTAACCACGGCACGCTTGGGGCAATTGTATTCGACCCCTTCCTCGGCAGCGGCACCACAATGGTCGCCTGCGAGAACCTTGGCAGAAAGTGCCGGGGCATCGAGATTTCGCCGAACTACTGCGCCGTTATCCTACAGCGTATGAAGGATGCATTTCCGAACATTAAGATCGAGCGTGCCTAAGAAACCACAACCAATCCAGAGCGAGCCGCCACCGCAAGACAAGGACATCGCCAGCAAGGTGCGCGACGCCGAAGTTGCCAACATCCTCCAAAAGCTCAAGGACGGCAAGACACTCAACGCTCGCGAGGCGCGACTAGTCGGCGACTTCAGCGAAGGCAAAAAGAAGCAGCGGCAGGCCGACACGATAGCGCAGGCGGCGTCAATTCTTGGAAGGTCGCAGGCTCAGATCAAGTTTGCGCGGAAGTCTGGCGCTCCTGGCTTTGTCCATGGGCGCGTGAATCTGGACGAAGTGGAAGCATGGCTAAAGGCCGAGGACGCGCGGGCGAAGGAGAAAGGCGAGGGCGGCGTGTATGAAAAGGACTACGCGGCAAGGCGGATCAAAGCGCAGGCCGAGAAGCTGGAAATGGAGGTGGCAGCGAAGCGCGACCTGCTGATCGAGAAAACCATGGTGCGCGAAACCTGGTCCGAAATGATAGCCGCCTTTTTCGAGATCGTGGAGCGGGCCGTTGACCGGGTGACGTATGCGGCCATCGTCAAGGAGGCGAAAATCACCTTGAAGAAAATGGCGAAATAGCTTGCCGACCTCGCCGCGCCCGTGCTACAATAATTTGCAGTCAACACTAACCAACAATGACAACCATGACCGAACCAACCGACACCCACGCGCTAGCCGAGGCGCTAATTGAAATCGCAGCTAGCCACGACGACGCCGCCTCGCTTGAGAACGCAACTGCCAGGATCACGGTCCAGATGGGCACAAGCAACTGTTCACCTATCGAGGCGGCTTGCCAACTGATAGAGGCAGGCGGAGCCGATGACCACGCGACGATTGCGGCAGCGGTGAACATGACCGGAAAGGAGGCCGAATGATAACAATAGGATTGGCCGTCCATTACGGCAAGGGATACTCCACACCATTACCGAAGGGATGGACGTTGCGTGAGTCGCCGGAATCTTGGTCTATCGGCACCGATCCAGATGGACAGGATTATTACCTTTCGGTGGACACGGCTTACCCGCGCAGAGTCGCCACCAAGTCGGAACCCGGCATAAGAAGCGCTGGGGACTACTACATCGACACCGAGCGCGGGGTGATACAACTGACGCCATGAGCCTTCAACTTTACGTCTGGGAAGACACCGGCTTCGGCGGCGGATACAGCGCCGGCGGAACGCTGGCAGCCATTGCCGGGAGTCCAGATCAAGCGCGGGAAAAAATACGCCAGCTATTTCGGGACGATCCTTGGGCTTCGCCATTTGGAGTCGATATGGCATCGTTGGTGCGCGGGGACGGGCTAACCGGGTGGCAGTGGCTAGAAGAGGAGCTTGCCAGCGATCCATCCGCAGTTGAGGCTTTCTTTGCAAGAGGCGGGGACTGATGCCATGCCAGCCGACTACATATTCCACTGGATAGCCGCCGAGGTTACGCGCAACGGCTGGCCGCTGGGCTGCGACTACAGCGTGGCCGTCTGCCGGGTGTGCGGACAGAAGAAGGTGATCCAAGGGGCGCACTACGGCGTTGAGGATAGATGGTGCCGCCGGTGCCAAGGCATGAAGCTCCACGAAAACCAGCACACATGGTCGGCAGCGCAACAATACAATGGACACGGAACTTAAAGAAACCGCCTACACCGACAAGCAAAGCGGCGAACCGATATTCATAATCGAGTGGCAATTTGCGGGCAAGAGCCACGGCTATATGTTTGAAGGCCAGCGCACGCCCGCGAACGAGGAAAACTTGCGCCGACTAGCGCGGCAAACGATATGCAAAATGACAGAGAAAGGAATGAAAGCATGAACACAAACCTATTACTATGCCTGACTTGCGGAGACGAATTGGACGAAGATAAAGGGCAGGACAGGTGCAGTCCGCATCACAGGACAGTTCCAATCATGAAGTGCGACCATTGCGGGAGGGCGTGCGGCGTAGAACCCGACAATGTATATGTCGGATTACAGCAACTGATATGCCCTGACTGCCTTGAGATAGCTAGAGGCAAGGCGAAAAATTCACAGAAGCATGCAAAATGAAAGCGCCACCGAAGTAGTCACCGACAGGCAATGGCTTCTCGCGATGGCCGAGGCCGCGATACCGGAGAGGTTCAGCGGCAGCGTGGTTGAGTATTTCGACGGCACCTTGCGCCTGCCGCATTCGACTCGCTACCCGGTTTACATGGCCGAGGAGTCGCCGTGGCTCATTGAACCGCTAAACGCCATGGGCGACCCGAACGTGAGCCGGGTGGACATTCGCGGGCCAGCCGGAAGCGCAAAGTCTTTGGTTGGCGAGATTCACATAGCCTGGGCAGTCGCCAGCGAGCCGGGAATGTATTACTACGTTCACCAGAGCGATCCTGACGGCGCGGACGTTATGGAGGACCGGATCATGCCGATGCTGATCGACAACGACTTTCTGGCAAAGCGCCTACCGAATGACCGCCACAAGCAGAGAATTGCGAAGGTGGCCTTTCCGCACATGAGCCTTTACTGTGTCGGCGCTAATTTATCGGCTGCACAGTCGAAGCGCGTGAAATATCTTACCCTTGAGGAACCTCATTTGTACAAACCTGGAATGATGTCGGCCTTTGAGAAGCGGTGCGAAGGCGTGCGCAATGCGAAGATTCTCACACTGTCCACCGGGAGCGTAATGGACGACGAAAGCGACAAAGCCTTCCGCGCCGGGACTTGTGAGGAATGGTCGGTGCCGTGCCCCAAATGTGGCGGGCACCAGATAATGACTGACGAAAAGGATAGGCTCATTTTTGACCGCAACGAGCATACCATCGACAGCAACGGTCAATTTATCTGGTCCGCGATCCTGCCAACCGTCCGCTACAACTGCGCCATTTGCGGCAAGGACTGGCCGACTTCTGAACTGGCGCGACGGGACCAAAGCCAGCGCGGGCGCTACGAAGTCACCAACCCGAACAGCAGCAAGGCGCACCGTAGTTTTCACATGGAAGCCGTCGCCGTGCATTACTTCGATTGGGGGAAAATCCTCTACGAGAAAATGCAGGCGAGCTACGCGGCAAAGGCTGGAAGCACGGCGCTGTTGAAAGACTACATCCAGAAGCGCCGGGCGATGGCATGGGACGAAGCGCCGGACACAAGCGAGCATGAGAAGGACTTGCAACGGATCACGGGCGACTACCTGAAGCACGCGACACCGGATGACGAGATCGAGCGATTCCTTTGCATCGACAACCAGGCCGGGAAAGCCAGCCGCGGCGAAGGAGCGCACCGCTGGTATGTCTGCCGCGCTTACGGGCAAAGCGAGAGCCGACTTATTGACGAGGGCCGGATAACAACATGGGAGGAACTGGAGGAGTTGCGCATTCAGCTAGGAGTGAAGCCGAACCGCTGCTTTGTTGATATTGCTTTTGACACGCAAAGTGTTCAAGCCGTTTGCGTCCGCTACGGCTGGATAGGGCTTTGGGGCGATAACACCAGCAAAGAATACTTTCCCCACCATGAAACCATCATGGGACAGCGCGTCACCCGCAAGTATCCATTCAGCGGGCCAAACGTCGGCCACGTTGGACTAGGGACAAGCCGCGAACGCCGCCAGGCCGTGTATTACTTCTGGTGCCAGGCTCCCGTCAAGACGCTGTGGCACAGCTTGCGCGGCGGCATGGCCGGATACAGATACACGCACGCGGCTGATGTGAGCGACGCTTACAAGGCGCAGACCACCGTCGAATACAAGCGGCAGGAAATAGACAAGTCCGGCCAGAAGCGGTGGAAGTGGTCGGTGGCGAAGTCGAGGGACAACCATTTGACCGACTGCGAGCAGATGACGCTAGTCGCCGCGCTGCTATCGGCACAGATTCGCCCCTACCTTTTGGGCGTGGGCGACATGCCCGTGGTGGCTAGCGAGGCCGAAAAAGAGGCGGACTAACGGTTATAACGGCCAATTTTCCCCTTCAAGTGAAAATAATTGCGAAATAATGCGAATTTAATTTGACTATGCGCAGGGATGGATTAGGATAGGCACATGAACAACACCAACACCGACAACAACACGCCGACCGCAAGCCCATATTGGATGGTCGATTGCATATTAAGCGGAACCATCACCGACAGAGGCAATGTAATTGCAGAGAAAGGCACTCCATGCCGCCCCATAAGTTATGATGAGGGGACAAACAGAATGATGGTTCGATTCAATGACGGACGGGAAGTGGAACTATGGGCAAGGCACTTAACTGTCGTCTAACCCACAACCCGCCGGAAAAACTAAGGCGGACCAACCAAAGAAAGAACCAAACACAATGAACACCAACACATCCAGAATCTATCTAATGTTCACAGCAACAGGCAAGCCAGTGATGATCGGAAAAGACCAGCAATGGACCGACACACCGGATCGCGATCAGCACCGGCTGGAAAAGGCGGAAATCCGAACTGGCGAAAAGTGCGAATGGAGATTCGATCGCGAGGTGAACTACTGCGCCGTCATGTAACCAAAGAAAACCAAGACAATGAACGCAACCCAATATCTTAAAATGTTCAAAACCGAAAGCGCCGCCATGCAGTATATGCGCATGAAAAACCGGGCGTGCAAAGCCGCCGGGAATCGCTGTGACCTCTACGTTGTGTGCGACGGGCCGGAAGATGACTTTGCCGTGATGGACATCGAAAGCGCCATCGAAATGGGCATGGGCTACAAGTGGGAAGTGTAAAGCAGCGCCAACAGCCACCCCCCAAGCCGCCCCTAACCGGGCGGCTTTTTCGTGCCTATGAACCGCGCCATAAAACTCAGTTTGCAAAAACCGAAAATGCCACAACGCATGTTGTATGGCGGCGACTGGCGCACTGGTAGGACTCACACAGACTGAACTGACGACTATAAGGTCGGCAGCGGTAACGGCATTAACATCGGGCAACCTTCGCGGCATAAGCTACAGCGTAGCAGGGCGCTCGCACACGTTCCCGTCACTGGAGGAGGCGAGCCGCCTATTGCTCGAAGTCAACTACGCGCTGGAGAAGCTCACAGGCGCAAGGGCGACAACTGTGCAGGCGAACTTCAACCAACGGACGCGGCCATGAACGAGTTTAAGGCCAGCTTCATTGACCGCGCACTGTGCGCCATAGCGCCACGGGCCGGACTAAAGCGCCTAGCGGCACGGGCCGCGCTCCACCAATTCGGCTACGACGCTGCGCGATCCACGAGCCGCAGAAGCCAAGCGCCACAGCAAGTCGCGCCGAATACGAGTATGCTGCAACGGGACCGAATGCAGCTAATGCGCGAGGCTATCGACTTGGAAAACAACTTTGCGCCTGCCAAAACGCTCAACCGCAAGTATGCAATGTATGTCGCGCCGCAGGGATACAACGCGGCAACCGGAGACGGCGGGCTAGACAAAGAAGTCGAGGAGTATCTGAACACAGTATGGTTCCCAAACTGCGACGTGACCGGGCGCTACGGCTTCTATCAACTCATGGAGTTCGCGGTAATGGGGATGAACCGCGCCGGGGACTTTGGCTTTGCCATTGTGCGACCTGGCTTAGAGGACGGCATGGAAACTGAGGACGCTAACCTGCTGGACCTACGCATTCAAGGCGTTGAGGCGGACAGGCTGGGCGGACTTTACCAGACACAAGTTTCTCAAGACTACGTCGGCGGCATCGGCATCGGTGAACACGGCCAGCCTACTTTCTATCGCGTCTATAAGCGCGGCACGGCAGACGGCCAATATACCGACCCCGTGGACATTCCAGCGTCCAATTTCGTTCACTACATGGACCCCATGCAGGTGGATTACTATCGCGGCATATCAAAGCTAGATACGGCTTGCACGGCCATGAGGGACACGTATGAGCTAATCGAGTTTATCAAGGCAAAGGCGAAGCTAGCGTCGGCGCTTACCGTATTTACCAACTCCAACGGCGCATCAGTCGGCGGCGGCGGCTTCGACGCTTACTCAACAACCATCGGCAACGGACGCTCCATTAGCCAGCAAGATATTCTCTACGGGCAAATCAACCATTTGCCAGACGGTGCAGATATAAAATTTCCGGATACCGCATCACCGGGACCGGAGACGCAGTATATGCTCAAGCTGCTTATGAAGCTCATGTCGATGAGCTACAACCTGCCATACAGCTTTGCGCTAGACGCTACGGACCTGGGCGGCGTATCGACACGGCTGGAGAGCGAGCAAGCCAAAGCCGAGTTTGACCGGGGCCAAAAGATACTGATACCCAAAGCCGACAAGCTAAAGAACGCCGCTCTCATGGACGCAATGGCAAAAGGCATCCTGCCAATGAACGAGAAGATATTTGCCGGACGCTGGAGCTTCCGACCACACCCGCAGCCGGACATCGGCAAGGAGGCTAGCGCGGCAGTCTCGCTATACCAGCAGGGCCTTCTCAATCCGCTAAAATACTGGAACGATGACGCGCAAGATCCAGAGAACGTCGCCGCCGCAATGGTAAAGTGGCACCAGATAAAGGACAAGGCCGTCGAGGGCACTGGCTACAAAGTCGAGGACGTATTTGGCTCAGGGCCGGCCATGCCGATGAGCATCAGCGAAAGCACGAACGCGGACGCGGGAGCGCCACCGGAGGCGAAAACTTTTTCAACGAAGCAGCTTAAAAAAAAAGCACCCGCAGCGCGACCAAAGCTAATCGAGCGCAATGAAATAGTCGGCGGGCTAGTCGGCAACCTGAACGAAGTCTTGCCGCTCAATCAAGCCGTCGCCGCCGCTTA